CGGGCATGGCACTATTATAAGACGCTTCCAGAGAAGTGGTCATAAAGTTCATGCTAGCCAGGGTACTTGTCGCATAAACAGCCTGTTCATTCTTTAACCAGCGCTGCTCGAAAGGTTGCCTCTGCGCTTGGGAGTCCCGGTAGCGCTTCATGATGTTGTGGGAAGCCAGTTCATCATTCCAAGCTGTTACTTTAATTGACATAGTGTTCTTCCCTAAAAGTAATATCCAAAGCGTCGAAGAGTCGGTTCAATCATTTCAAGTATATTTTTTACTCTCGGTGACGGCTTCTTCTTCAGGAGGGCAGACTTCAGCCGCTTCAACAATAAAAAGTCTACCTCAGTTCCGGTGCCATCGTCAATCCTTTGAATGCAGGCTCGAACTTGGTCTTCCAAGTTGGGCTTGGCTTCTTTAAGTTTTTGATGACTTTCAGGAGGGCCCATCTTTACTATTAGTGATATTCCGATTTTATTGGAACCGTCCATATCGTCCTCCCCGTCGTTGGATTGCCCGTTTCATAAGTTCAACTTTAGCCTGTTCAGCTACTTGTTTTCTTTTTTCATTTGCTTGATATAGCCATTGGTGCCAGTTGGTACCAGTCTGAGGTGCGGCTTCTTTTTTCGGTTTAACATCTTGAAAGTATTGTGCAGAATCAAGTAAGTGATAATCACTACCAGAAGCAATCTTACCATCACGAGTATCACTCCACCTAGCGGAAGTCAATTCTTCAATCAAGAGGTCACAAGTTGGGGCAATCCGGAGTTCCCGACCTAAGCCCTCTTGGAGATTTTTAATGAGTTCATTCTTTCTGTCATTCTTTTTGTAAACGCCAGTATATGTGATTCCCATACTGGAAGCGGTATGGATATACCAACTCTCGTGGGGGTCAGATATTCTCCGAACAACGTTATAGCCTGCTGACATCTTAGCTACGGTGGCTACAAGTTCGGTTGGGACGTAGATGCCCTTAACATATTCGGCTTTGATGCAGTACCAGATTCCGGTCTGAGGGTCTTCAGCCCAAAGGGTGTAGCCGAGAGCGGACTTTATCGCGGGGTCAACTGATTCCACATGACGCCAGAGTGGGGAATAGCCCTGCGGCAGCTCGACCATCGTAGAATAGTCAAAATAAAACACTGCGTTATCATCACTCATCCACTCACCGTATAGACGGCTATTCCTCACATGCTCGGGGAGGTGAGCCAGCGATGACAGGATTTCAGCCTGGCGGATAGGGTCCGCATAAAGCGGATTATCAAGCATCTTGAAGCGATAAGTCTTCGCCAATGGCTCTTGCAGATTGTCGACAAATTTCTGGACTTGGACATTGCGGACAAGAGGAGTAAAGGATGCTAGAAAGTATCCGTTTCTGGCCTGTATCCGTCGCAAGAGTTCGTCCATGACGTCAACAGTGGGCGGAAGTTCATCAATCCAAGCGATGTGAGCAACGTAAGATTGAATTCTTTCCCTTGCCATGTTGGGGTTCTCGAGGGATTGGAACACTATGCGGTTCCCATTATCGAGTTCGAGGCGTTGAATGATGTTCCCGATGCGGATTTCCTTAAAGGTTCCCGGCTCTAGGTAGCTCCGGATTTTGGGTAGGAGGGATTCCTCAATTTGCTTACCGGTCCGACCAGCCACAATAGCAAGTAGGGGCTCCGAGCCCCACTCTATTGGCTTTTTCCACTTAGGATGGGTATCAGTAAGTACCCACGTCAAGAGTCTAGAGCAGGTTTGGGACTTTCCCGCCTGGGTACCAGACCGAATAACTTGAACTTTTACCTTACCAAAGTCATCAATAACAGCTTGTTGGGCTGATGTAGGATTACTGTCTAAATTGACAGGGTCAAAAGCCTCCTGTCGACGGAGTTTTTCCAACTTCTCCATCGCGGCTAGGAGGAATTTGTCCGTCTTTTTTGCCAAGGATTACTCTTCCATTATTGTTTGTACTGATGTAACAGTAACCGAAGAAGCACCAGCAGTGGTAACTACTATCTCGCCCAAGGAAAGAAGGGGAAGGTAGGTCTGGTCAGCGAGTAAGTCGCTGTTTAGCTTAATATAAAAGTCGCCAGCACCAGTGATGCTTGCTGTTTTGCTATCAACTGGGGTTCCACTACCAAGGCTAGTACGGAGCTTGGCTGTTACAGTACCAGAAGCAGCTGATACAGATATACAAACAACCATATTCTTACTGCCGCCAGCAGTGATAGGAAACTTCTTACTAATCGGGCTATTAGTTTGTGAGGCACCAATAGCAGAAAGTCCCGGCAAAGTTACTGTGTTAGGTATCCAAGCGTTCATCTGAGTCTCCTAAAAAGAGGACTCCTTAGAGAATACCGTAACTTGGAGGAAATGGCAAGCCTTTTCTAAAGTAACAAAAAAGGGCCACCCCGAAAGGTGACCCCCATGCTAACATGTCGTAAAGGACACCCGCGAAGCGGGATGTCCGATACCGGGATTAGACTTGGTCTCCGTTAGAGTAAGCGTAACCGCATCGGAAAAGGTCACCTTCTCCTGGGCCTTCTTCGCTTGTCTTAAAGGAGTTGGTGAAAGTAACTCGCGTTACACCACTAACAACAGACAAGGTGTAGTCATCAGACTCGTGGCAAGCCAACCGGTCCAAGAAAACATGGACAGATTCGTTTTTAGCAACGTGGTCTAAGTCAACGTAACCGTTGGTGATGTCAGTAGAGGTAAGGGTATACCGTACTTTGACGAAATGGTGAGCGTTAGCAATCCGAGCAGCTTCTTCAGCAGCGTCGGCAGCTTCACGAGCGGACTGCTCAGCAGAGTCAGCAGCGATTCGTGCAGCTTCTTCAGAATCAATGTTGTCCTGAAGTGTTTCGTCAGCAGCAGTTCTAGCCAAAGCTTCAGCAGTATCAGCAGCTTGGCGAGCAGATGCTTCGTTAGAAACAGCCGTCATGATGTTGGAAGCAAAGTTTTCGTCGTCACCGATAGCAGCGGCTAGCTCGTTAAGGGTATCGAGCAGACCAGGAGCGCCATCGATAAGGTCAGAAATCTTTTGGTCAGTATAAGCTTGAGCGTCATCAAAGCCTTGGCTCATTGCTGCGTCGAGGTCAGCAATGCTTTGCTCGAGGTTAGAAACAGCAGTGGTTCGGGCATTCGTTTCAGCAACGATAGCAGCGTCAAGTTTGCTGTCAGCGTCTTTCAAGCTAACTGCAGAACCTAAGTGCTGGCTACCAACAGGAGCGGTGTACGAACCATCAGTACCGAGTCCAGCGCCACCTTGGGTTGCGTCGAGTTCGGATTGGATAGCAGAGTCAGCCACCATTCGGGCGTTCTCTTCACCGGTGATAGCAGCTTGTCGGTCCGACACTTCTTGGTCAATTGCATCTTGGAGGTCGGAGTCAGCAGACATTCTAGCAGCTTCTTCAGCAGAAACAGCAGCTTGTCTATCAGAAATTTCTTGAGCGAGGTCATTGGTAAGAGTCGTGTCAGCAGCTTCACGAGCGGATTCTTCTGCATCGACTAAGCTTTGAGCGAAGTCTTTAGCATCTTTTTCAGCTTTGGCAACGGAACCTTCAACCGTGTCAGCGCCTTCGAGGACATCCAAGCGGCCGTCAAGGGCGTTGTCAGCCGACTCACGAGCTGATTGCTCAGCGTCGATATTGTCTTGGAGGACACCTTCAGCAGCGGTAGCGCGAGCTTCTTCAGCATCGATGTTCGACTGGAGGGTGTTGTCGCCAGCTTCGCGGTCACTAACTTCTTGAGCTAGGGCAGCGTTGTTGCTCAGAACATAAGAAGCAAAAGCGTTGTCGTTGGTAGTATCTACGCTGTTAATGAGGCTCACGATTTCAGCAAAGCTATCTTTGTCTGCATCGGAAGCTAGGAGGATAGCATCGATTCGAGCTTTTTCAGTATCAACTTGGGATTGGAGGTTGGCGTCACCAGCTATACGAGCAGCAACTTCGTCAGCCAATGCTTGCGCATTGCCAGTGTCGAGAGCGTCGATAGCAGTTTGGAGGTCAAACTCAGCTTGCATTGCCCGGGTTGACTCAGCGTCAATAGCGGATTGCAAGTTAGAGTCAGCCGATTCTCTAGCAGATTGCTCTGCAGAAACAGCAGCTTCTCGGTCGCTGACTTCTTGGTCGATAGCGTCTTGTAGAGCCGAGTCAGCGCTTTCACGAGCTGATTGCTCGGCCGAGACTGCAGCAATTCGGTCTGCTTCTTCGGAGTCAATGGCGGCTTGGAGGAGGGCCTCTGCTGCCATAGCGCGAGTTTCTTCAGCAGCGATAGCGGCTTCACGAGCAGCTTGCTCAGCAGAGTCAGCTTGAACGCGAGCAGCGGCTTCGGCAAGTATTTGAGCATCAACGTAAGATTTACGGGATACGTCATTGCCGTTAGACGGGTCGCTACCAACTCGGGGCATCTGAAGGAATTGAAAGAGGTTACTGCCGTCGAGCTTGAACAGCTCCACGTCGACTCCCGACGAGGATTTGACTCGGAAGGATTCATCGTTCATGAACTGAACTTTGCTTCCGTCAACCGCGTTGGCAGCCAAGAATTTCTTCTTAATCTGTGCCATGTGTTTCTTCCCTTAAAGAAAGGAGGTTAAAAAAAGTAGCTTACTTGGAGGACATCTCCAACTTCTAGTAAGCCGTCTAAGCCATATCCGTCCCACGTCACGGTAAGACCATCAATAACAAAATCTTCATTGAGGAATTGAGGGCAGCCATTTCGGGGGAGGATAGTCACATTATACCCTAAAAGGGGTGCATTTGTCAAGGTAAGGGACTTGTTAGTAAGGTGTGAGTTATTGATTGTAATTGTTTGGATTTTGGGACGGGGGAGTTCACTTTGAAAATAACTTCTGAGATTGGCCAT